ATAGCTAATGCCTGTGCCAGCACTTACAGAAGTCCTAGCCCTAGCCGTTGTGAAATATTGATTTGTGCCTTCAGCTACATCAGTAGTAGTTAAAACGACTGTGCCTGTATAGCCGTTTACGCTAGTAACAGCATCAGTATTGTCAATCTTTTGCCATATTGAGCCGTTAAATACTGCCCAATCGCCTATTTGCCAATCTGTGATGCCGTTTAAATTAGTTGAACCTGCAACACTTACAACATAGTAATAACCTTTAGTGCCAGTTGAGCTAGTTAGTGTTGGTGTATTTGTTGAAGCGTTCCAAGTTCCTTGATAGTTTAAATCACCTAGCGCAGGAATTTGTGAAACTGGGACTTTGCCACCAGAGTCAAGTGTTGCTACTCCATTTGCTACGCCTTTTTCAGTAGTTGGTATATAACCGCTTACTGTTGCGCCACTAATTGAGCCGCCTGTAATAGTGACATTGTTAGCGTTTTGCGTAGACATTGTGCCTAAGCCTGTAATGTCTGTGCTTGGAATTGTTGCAGCAGCAGTCATGGCGCTTGTGCCATTGCCCTTAACATAGCCTGTCAAAGTTGATGCGCCTGTGCCGCCATTGTCTACAGGTATAGTGCCTGTCAATGTATGGTCTGCGTTCCAATCACTTGGTCTGACTACGCTTGTGTCATCCCCGTCAGGTATCGTTGAAACCTTACTATGTTTGACTGTTATAGCCATTAGTGAACTCCAATAATTTTGCCGTTTTCGTCACGCAAAACAGTTTTAGGTCTGCTGTGTTGCTCATTAATTGAGCTAACTAATTGACTAATTGCGCCTGCCATTTCTTGATTGCCACGACCAATTGCGTCTGCAATAGGCTGTAATGGGTGTTCCATAGCTCTTACTGTTTCTTCTTCAGACATATATGCTTGTGAACCATCAGAGTCATCAGAGCCTATACGAGCTACTTCAATCTTTGCGCCATTATTGATGTGAGCAAGCAATACTTGAGTGTTGCGCTCTGTCATCATCTTCATTTGCGCTACTTTTAACTCCATCTCTCTGTCCATCTGATTGCGCTGTTCTTCAAGCTGGAATTTAAGCTGATTCTCTTGTGCTTGGAATTCTTGTTTAGCTTTTTCAATCTCAATTTGTGCTTGCATCTTCTGTTGCTCAAGCTGTGACTGCATCTGCATTTGCTGCATCTTTGCTTGTGACTCCATTTGCGCTTTTTGCATTTCAGGCGATGGTGGTTTTGGCTGACCTTCTGCTGCTTTTGCTGCATTTCTAAACTTGTCAGCAGTTTCATCAATAATGCCTTCTAATTGCTTGCCAGCTTTAAATGCTGTTACGCCAAATTTAAGCATTTCCATTAACATTGGTGTTAATTCAGGCGCTTGCGTAGCTGCAGGCAATGCCATTTGCACAAACTGACCTACTGCTGCTAAAAATGCTGTTCTGTCTGCTTTTTCTTGCTGTTCGTCTTGATAAATCATTGAGTCAGAAGTGACTTCAATTCTGAAGTTTTTAGCTGCTTCATTACGCAACAGTTCAATAGCCTGTGGTATTAGCGCTTTATCTTGCTCAGATAATTGCATTGCGCCAGAAATCTTAATTAGCGTGTCATCAGTAAAATGATTGCAAATAATCTGCGCTTTAATGCAAAGCAATGATGTAGCAAAGTCTACGACTGCGTGTTGCTGAGTTTTTAAACGACCTGCTGCATTGTTTGATTTGATAATTTGAGCGCCAAGCGTTTCGCTAGGGTCAGTTTGACCACGCTGAATGTCTGCAATGCCCATCAACTCATAGATTTGACCTTTTACTTGCTCCATTGCTTGGTAGCATGACATTAATGCGCTTGCAAATGGCGCTAAATCTACTAAATCAATCGCACCTTTCATGCCTTGCTTCTCAGCAAAAGCCATCCAGTTGCTTACTGGAATCATCGTGTTGTTTTCGCCCTCTGAGAATAAGCGTTGTAGCTCACTTGCAGAAGCGTCATATACACCACGCACTTTTAATGCGTTAATCAAGCCATCAATTCTGTCGCACAGAACATCTAATTCTCTAGCTTGGTCTTGATAAATAACAAAGTCAGGAATAGGTTCTAAAGAGTCAGTAGTTAATGTGCTATAGAGTGGTTTTGGACATGGCCAGAAGTTTTCAAGACCTAATGGGTCATCACGCTCATCAAGAATTTTGCCTAGTGATTTGCTTATCCATAGCACTTTGCCTGTTTCTTTGTCCCATATTTCGTATATCAGCGCCTCATATACTCCATCGTCTGATTTATAAGACTGTTTCAAGTCATCAGGCTTTGTGTCTAATGGGATTTTGTAGCCCATTTCTTCACCAAAACGCTCAACAAGAGCAGGCCTTGACATATAAACTTTGCGCCATACTGCTGTCACTTCTTCCCATGTGCGACCTACTGTGTGCCCAAAATCTTTCCAATGGACATAATCAACAGGACAGCATTCGTATTCAATGCGCTCTTGATTTTCTACTTCTTTTGCGCCTTCTGTTTCAGCTTCGTCACTATCTTCTGTAACTTGAAAACCATCATCATCTGAAGGATTCGGCTCATTTTCTGAGTCGCTTCCTACAATATGCGGCTCATAACGAACCCAACTGACACCACGACCACCTAATAATCTGTCAAGCACAGCGTTATTCATAGCTGACTTGTAATCGCCATAATGCTCAATTTCAAACTCTAATGCTCTTTCAAGCATCATTGAAGCAACTCTGCCTATGGGGTCATTGTCCCTAAACCTACGGCTAACATCAGGTCGAGGAAGTCTTGCAAAGATAGCTGGCTGTATAGTCTGAACATTGCTCCAGAGTATGTTAAATCGTGCATTAGGGTTTCTGTCGTATCGGCTATCATCTTTGTATTTTTTAATTATCCTATCTACTCTAGCTTCCCAACGCTTAAATGAGCGTTCATAGCCCATAATCGTTTTATACCAGTCCTCGTAACTGTGATTAACAGTAGCTTTATCGTTTGCCATTAAATTCTCCTATTCACTACTGACTGCGTTTCTTTCCACATATCATTTAGTGACACTTCAGTTTTGCCTACAAACAATCCCCTAATCGAGTCATCTTTCGAGGGTAACCTTGCTTCTTCTTTCCATGCTATGGACATATACCTAAATGCGTCTGCACCGTGGCTTGTCCAATCGTGCCTAGGCTTATCTCTAAACACTTTCTTATCTTCATCGTATTCCCGTTGGTATTGCCTTAAACATTCAATGCCATCTTCGCACTTGTAGTCAAACCAGCAGCGTGTTAAAGCAAGTCTTGCTGCTTGTATTCCATCTTGAAGTGACAAATTAGGCACAATTTTCATTGATTTTAACGGGATTTTGTCAGAAAGTTGCTCAATTATTGACTTATTTGACGCTAATGTTTTAGCTCTAGCATCATGAGGTAAATAGTGTGTCCCATACACATAGCCTCTTTCACGCTCTCTGTTTTGAATTATGCCTGCGTAAAACGCTACGGGCTGACCATTTGATGAGTGATAGTCAAGCAGCCTAATCTCGCCATGCACTACTTGAAACCACCATATAGCTGTGTCATCGCTATATCCTAAGTCCCATGCTGTATGCACAGGAAACATAGGGTCATATTCAACATCAGTAATACGGCTTTGGTCTGTAAGCTGTCGCATCTCCTTGCCGTAATATGCGCCTAGGATTGCACTTTCAAAGTCACATTCAAACTCTTGAAGATATTGGTCCTGCGTCATTGACTTAGCAGCATCTTCTAGCTCTTGCTTAGGCAATAAACCAGTTTGGCTTGCTCTCAGAGTCTTAGCATACCAATCAGGGTCTTTTGTAGCATTGTTGTAGATGTCCCAAAAAGCGTTATGCCCTTTAGGTGTGCCAATAAATACTGCCCAGCCCAACCTGTCAGCAAGTAAAGGTCGAATAATCTCACCCCATATACGAGGGCGCATATCGGCATACTCATCCAATACTATGCCATCAAGATACAGGCCACGCAAACTGTCAGCGTTATCAGCACCAAACAACCTAATTCTTGCACCATTTATTAATTCTACCCATAGTTCTGATTGATTAGCTTTAGCCATTACAGGCTTACTAAATCTTAAAAGATAATCCCAGGCAATATTTTTAGCCTGGCTGTAATATGGTGCAACATAGGCATAACGACCATCTTCTTTGCACTCTATTAGTGCTTTGTAGACCAGCTCGTTAATGCAACTGACTGTCTTACCGCACCGGCGATGCGCAACTATAACAGCCCATCGTTGAGTTCTTTCATGGAAGTCTAAAAACACTTCTCTTGGACAATAGTCCAATTCGACTTCTAAGACTTCTTCCAACTTACGACCATTCGTTGTGGTGCTTTTTCATCGCCTACGACTTCAGTTCTTGCTAGTTTAGGCACATGGTATTCCATGACTGTTTGAAGCATACCAAATGCTTTTTCAGGATTAGGCGCAACAACATATTTACCTTCATCGTTTTTAACCCCATCAGCAACGCTTTGGAGCCACTCTTGCATTTTGTGTGCATTGCCATCTACAAACTTGGCAATCGCTTCCCTAGCTGCGGTAGTGCTTTTATTGGGTATTCCTGGCTTACGACCAGCTCTGTTTAAGTTATCTTCTACAGATTTCGACACTTTTTTATCCATATAAACTCAAGTAATTGATTTATAAAGACTTTATTCTATCACGCAATATCAGGGTCGTGCAATTTATTCATTGCTTTAGCTAATGCTGCTTTACGCTTCATTCTTTCGTTAGCTTTTTTATTCAAAATGTTGCTGTCATCTAGCTCTGGTGGGGGATTATTGTCTTGGCGCTTTTTTTGTTGTTTCTCAAGCGTGGACTCTTTGTGAGGTCTGAGCATTGCATCTTCTGGCGGGTAACTTCTTGTCATGTGTTTCATTACATATCCTTCATTTTGTCAGTAATGACTTGTTTTCTTGTTTTTGCTGCTTGTTTAAAGTCTGAAGCTGTTGGCGCCCCTTTTGAGCCAACTTTACGCATTTTTTCGCCTGAGCCAGCTTTTATGCGCTCTTGCTTTGCATGGATATTGGCATAAAGACCAGGTTTCATGTTGCTATGTATTTAGCGTAGGATTCTTCTAACTTAGCTTTTCGCTTGCCTTTAGCGTGACTTCTTTCTTCGCTTAATGCAATAGCCACTGCTTGTTTTTTAGGTTTGCCAGCTTTCATTTCAGCTTTGATGTTATGGCCTACGCTTTGGGCGCTACCTGACTTATCCAATGGCATACTATATCCTTACTTAAGGTTTTTGAGTTTGTAAAGGGTTGAGTCAATAAGCTGCGCTATTTCATCAATAATGTTTTGTAATTGAGTTTCTTGCGGCAAATCTTTGCGAGCATCGTCTACAAAGTTTTTAAGGGATTCTAAGTATTTGATTGGTTCTTTAGGCTGGTGATAGGTGCTAGGAAACGAGGTTATTTTCTCGTAACAGCCCATATAAGCCTCTACCAAATCATCTACAAGGCCAACAATCTCATCGTAATATGTGCCAAGAGCCATGTGCTTAGAGAATGAGTCAGTAGACCAATGGAAAAAATGAGTATTGGTGGCACTATGAAGCATAGTAGCAGCGAACATTGCCATGTTTTCATTCATAATGCACCTTTCAAAGTTCGTATAATTTTAGCACTTCAACAGCTTCTTGCACAGAATTAACTCTATGTAATGGGCCACCTTGCCAGCCAGCAAAAAGAATAATTTGTTGCGGTGTAAGTTTTTTGTCTGCGCCATCCTTAACTTCAATTAAAATAGTTTCATCGTTGTAGCAAACCATCAAGTCGGGGATACCCCCTCCTACTGTGTGCAAAAGAAAGACATCAGCGCCATAATCCCGTAGCGCTTTGACAACATCTTTTTGATTTTTATCAACTTTTTTAATATAAGACATAAATTTATGTTAGTGTTTAGCAACTTAATGAGTATAAGGGGTTTTTAATGGCTGGCTACTGGCTTACGGATGACCAATTTATAGATGAATGGCACAAAATAGGCTCACCGCTTACTTTTGCAAAAATTCACGCTATGTCTGAGAGGGCTGTATATAACCGCAGACGCTCAATAGAATCCAGACTTCAAATTAGTTTGCCTAGCTTTAATGACAAACGAATAAATGATTATAAGAAAACAGAGCAAACTGTAGGCAATACTCGTAGAGGCATGGACATAGAAAAGGGTCGTGTCATTGTATTTTCAGACGCTCATTTTTGGCCTGACCAAACAACTACAGCTTTTAAAGCGCTGTTAGAAATGATTAAAGAGTTTAAGCCTACTGCCATAGTCTGCAATGGGGATGCACTTGATGGCGCTTCTATTAGTCGTTTTCCTCGTGCCGACTGGGAGAAAATACCAAGTGTTAAAGAAGAATTAGACGCTTGCCAGTATTTTTTAGGTAAAATTGAGGCTATAGCTAAAGGCGCAAAACTGTTTTGGCCTCTTGGCAATCATGATGCTCGTTTGGAAATGCGCATTATTGAGAATTTGCCAGCTTTTGAAGGTGTTAGAGGCACAACATTAAAAGAGTATTTTCCTGCATGGCTGCCTTGTTGGTCGTTTTGGGTAAATGAGGATACCTGTATTAAACATCGCTGGAAAGGTGGATTTAGCGCAGGTAGAGCAAACGCATTAAATTCTGGTGTAAGCATGATTACTGGCCATACACATCACTTAAGTGTTATGCCTGTCAATGATTACAATGGTATTCGGTGGGGTGTGCAAACAGGCACATTAGCAGAGCCACATGGACAGCAGTTTGCTTATACAGAGGACACGCCCAAAGACTGGAATAGTGGTTTTGTTATGCTGTCATTTGAGCGCAGCAAATTACTACAGCCTGAAATGATTAGAGTATGGGGTGAAGATGAGGTTGAATTTCGTGGCAAAATTCATGCAGTATGAAACTATCAGCGCCTATTCTTCGTAATTTGTATTCTGCAATTTATTGCATGAAACCTTTTGACAGGTGGAATATGCCATTGCCAGAAGAAGTATTGTTTATTGTAGACAAAGACACAGAAACAATGGGCACTTATTTATATGATACAGGCGAGGAATATGAGCATACAATTACCATTTCTTCTGCTCGATGTAGTCACCTAGATACTGTGATTCGTGTTTTATGCCACGAATGTATCCACATGAGCCGTCACAAAACGAGCAGGTGGACGCACCACGATAAGGAGTTTCGTAGTAGAGCGCACCAAATCTCGTCTGAATTGGGTTTTGACCCTCTTGAACTTTAACTCTGTCTTCCGTAGTAAATGTTGTCATTACTCATTGACCTTTCCAAGTTTCTGATTGACTTGTTCCAAGAGCCTCTCCTCGGTAATCCCCCATTTATTTGCAAAACCTTTGTGACCCAATCCGTGAACACCAGAGTTTCCACGATGGTGTTCTGGGCATAATGGGATGCAAGGGGATGTAGCCCGTTTAGTTCCATACCTGCGAATATGATGGAGTTCTGCCGGTGTGCCTTCAAACCCAAGGATGCTGGAACAGAGAATACATCCGAGTTCGGCAATCTTGTTAAGAGCGTTCTTTTCATTTTTTGTAGCCATCAGCTAATTCATACCATTGTCTGTAAAACTGTTTAAAAGACTCAAATCCTACGCCTGTTTTAACAGGTTTACCATCAGGGGTCAGAAGCCAATATGAATTTACAATAGTTTCATTATCTGTATTGCCATAAATAATAACAACCATAAAATCTGGCTTACTTGCTAACGCTTGCAGCATTATGCGCTGACCTGCACTAACTTTTTCACCTGGCCTTTTCCATTCCATAATTAAAAAATGACCATTGCGCTCAAGTATTCCGTCTACATTACTAGGAATCAACGCAGGATTTGCAGGGATTAACCCTTTAAACTCTGCATAGTCTGTATGCGTAGCAAACATATTGCGCATTAACTTAACCATTGTTTCCTTATTTGCTCGTAAGTAGCAAACTCTAACTTAATTGTTTCATCAGCTAAATCATGGGCTATTTTGGTGGCTTTTTTGTATTGATTTTTAAGCGTAGCGTTGTGGTAACACTTCAGCAGCTTTTGTATGCGTAAATAGTTTTCAGAGTAGTCTGTCATTTGGTTAATCTTTCAATGTTTCTATTACTGGCTTCTTGTGTGCGCCACGCTTCAAATCTCATCTTAGCTGCCTCTAACTGCCATCTAAGCGCTTCAGCTTGTTCTGTTGCAGCTCCAATAGCTTTGCACAAATCTTGGTATTCTTGACTGCGATAAGCCTCTCGCTCTTGGGCGCCCAGACTTTGTTCGTCTGTTTGCGCCATTTTAATCGCCTTAAGAGAACTTTTAAAAGCCTCAAGCTCTGCCAGTCTGCCCTTTGCAGCCGCATAATCTGGCGCTTTCTTGAAAATGAAGTCAATCGCATCATTTGGGTCGTAATCTTTCATTTTAAATTCATCCATAAACCAATTTGGGCTGCTGCGTAACCTAACCAAATAAAAGCATTAGATGCTGAGCCTTTGAAGTATTGAGCTAGACCTACTACTAAATATCCAAGCCCTGTTGCTGCAACAATGTATCTTTCAATATCCATTTGTTTGTTTCTCCCCTGTTTCCTAATGTCCATTGCTCTACAAAATCGTCAATGGTTTGCTTGTCAAAATTGTATTTTTGCAAATACGCTCTGAATTTATCTTTGCCCCATTCTTTTCTGTATTTAAGTAATTGCCTCACTTTGCATTTGTGCCTGTGTTGCTGCATATTTTTTAAACTTTTCTGAAATTATTTTAGGCACAGTTGTGTCCCAGTTAATACTGTGGTGCAAACGCTTGTGGCTTTGGCCCATTTGTCTTATTTTAACGCTAGATGGGTTATACAAAACAGTATAAAAACTTTTTACATAAGTGCCAAAATTTAAATAAATATCTGTAAGGCCACCCGCATTTGACTGTGTTTGCTTTTGCTCAAGTCTGAGCTGCGCTACAGTCATAAATAAATGACCTCTAAAGCCAAAGCTACAGTAAGCATTGACATCTTCGTTAATTCTGCCTACAAACTGAAATGGCCTGTCAGTTGAGCATAAAAAGCTATTCATTACTTTGCGTGAAATTTGACCATCTAAAAATGTTTTACTTAGCCCGCTGCCTGCGCCACCAATAAAATCACCACCTTGAGCCATGCAAATTGAAGTAAATGGTGTAGCTTTGTAAAACTTCAACATAATTGCAAAAACTTTGTCTAAATTTGTAACATATTTGTTAGTGACATATTTGCGTTCATTTGTGAATGACCAACGAAAATCTGTGTAGTCATCGTCTAACACCATAAAGTATTTGCAGCCAATACCTTTAGCAAGCTCAAAAACAGCGTTCCTAGCGTAAACCACAGCTCGCTTGTCTGTAAAGTTGTCCCCTACATCAAAAGTTTTGGCCACCTCGTTTTTAGAAAATGTCAAAACTTCGTCTGCATAAGTCTTAACATACTGGCTATGCGTCTTATCTTCATCGTCTAAAACTAGGTAAATTTTGCCTGTATAGCCTTTTTCACGCAGCGTTTTGTAAGTAAACACTCTGTCAGGGCGAGCATGGGTAAGAATAAATACGCAGAAATCAGTATTCATCTTTAGCCCAAACTGAAGGTTTATTGTTCCAAAACTTTACATCTTGAAATCTGCCGTAACCTAATTCACGCAATTTTTTGTTAAATCTTTTAGAAATGTCTTTTTGGTCTATCAATTCATTGCCATGCTTGTATGTTTTAAAATGACCTAAACCAATTGTGTTGAAAGAATTTGCAGTAATCAACATATAAGGATTAAGGTCAGCTACAACTTCTTCTAAATGCTCTATAGGTCTTTCAAAATGCTCAAAATACTCTGAAGCAAAAACAATATTTACAAAGCCTAAATTTTTCGTGCTTTCAACCAACTCAAAACCATGTATTTCAGCGTGAAAAGCAGCAACATTCCATTGGTCTGTGTCTTTAAGCTGCGTGCCAATTACACGAATGTCAGGAAAACTAGCTTTTAAATAAGCAGTAGTTAAAGCTGTGCCACAACCTAAATCAATTAAAGAAATTGACTCATTTAATAAAGGCATTTTTTTAATTATATTTGAAATATAGACTCTGCTGTATATGTGCCAGCAAGCCCATGCTTCCATCAAATAACGCTTGTCAGCATACACGCTGTAGTCAGGCTCAGTTTCTAAAGAATTTGTCCATCTATCCATTAAGTATGCAATTGGATTTATGTCAGTTTTGCCTTGGTAAAATTTAACTAATTGGTGCAATTCATCAACAAATTGGTCATCAATGTCTGACCTAACCATTTTTAATGTTTGTATAAATTCATCAATAGATATTTGATTAGCTAGCATTTTGTTCCTCTAAATAAGCGTTAGATAATTCGTTGTTAAGCGTTGCAAACCCGTTTTCAATAGCTTTGTCAAAATCAACAATGACTAATGCTGACTGCTCCATTAAGTCTTGCATTTCTGCGCTTGAATGTGCGTAGTAATCTGCAATCTTTGAGAAATTAAACACAATATGACGCTGTGCAGCATAAATAAGAAATTTCTTATCTTCTACTGACACATTAGACTCGTTTATGCGTTTAATCATTTGCATAGACTTCATGTGGTCAAATAACTCATACACGCTAGGTTTTTGGTATTGAGGCACATAAACAGGCACAGACACTTTTTTAGTGTATGCAGACTCAATAAGCGCTTCTTCGTTACTATCAAATATGTCTAAAGTTGGCTGCTTAAACACTATGCTCTCCCCATTCTTACACGCTCACGATACTGGCCTTCTGTTTCGCCAGGTTTTGGCAAAATGCCTAATTCTTTACCTTTAGCTACTATGCTTTCAATGTTTGCGTCCCAACGCTGCGCTGGCTTGTCTTGAGTTGTTGCAGATTGAGCAATCCATTCAGCTTTGAAGCCTACCCAACTTCTTTCACAACAAGTCTGTAAAGCGTCTGACAGGCTAATTTTTGCTTTATCAGCTTCTCGTATTAAACCTTTAAGCGCTGTTTCAGTCAATGGCTTTTTTGCAGCTTTTCTTACTTTTAAATAATCATTCCATAAAGACAAATCAACACCTTCAGGTGGTGCTATAGTTTTTATATGGTTCTTGGTTAATGGTTCTTGGTTCTTGGTTACCATTGGCTTAGCATTAGGGGGCCTATCGCCACCCTTTGACCATCTTATAGCTGCGCCTTTGCGACCCCCATCCTGCATGGCATGATACTTAGCAATTTCTTTGTCAGCTCTTGTGTTGTGCCATGAGTTATCTGCAAATTCAAAAAACTCGTTAAGCAAAGTATCAACAATTTCTGTAGTTGATTTGACTTTTCTTGCAAGCATAGCCAACTCATTAGGAAATGGCGCCTCAGTTTGATAATACAGGTCAATTAAGCGCCTGTAAGCCAAATCTTCTGCATCGCTTAAATGGCTGGTGTGACTTATGTAGTCACCTATATGAAAAGGATAAAAATTCATTATTTAAAAAAGTGCTGCTGCAAATTGCTCTAAATTTACTTTAGGTCTTGGCACAAACTTGAAAGACCAACCCTCGTAAAGTTTAATTATGTATTTAACTTCTGCTCTGTAGCGTAGCTTACGCATAAGCTCGCCATTTTCATCGTAGATTAAATACATGATAAAAGTCCATAAGCAAACATAGCGCCTAATACTGCGCCTAATAAACAAGCACCAATAAAGTCTTTTAAAGTAGTTTTCATACTGTATAACCCTGTGTTTTTAAAATTGATTTTTCGTCTGGTGCTTTAATAATTTTTGCTGCAAACTCTGAACCATAAGCAAACGGCAAAGCATTGGCCATCATGTCTTCAGCTCTTTCTTGAGTAAGATTAAAGCCATCTTCAACCCAAGTCACCGCAACTTCAAACTCTACAACCCATTTAAATGTTTTCATCTTAATTCCCCTTTAAGTTAAACAGCCCTGTCAGTTTCGCCCATTTTTTGGGTTATTTTCTTGACTTAGGTCAAGTTTTTGAAAAATAATTTAATCTTCGTCTTGTTCGCCAAAAGCGTTGCTTTTAGGCAACAGCTCTGGCCATATTAAATACCAGTTTTTAGGGAATAAATCTTGGCGAGTTACAAGACCATGGCTTTCTTTTTCTATTTGAGCTGCAAGTAACAATAATTGCCCATGCGGTATGCCTCTTTTGCGCCAAGTTGAAACTGTTGCGTTGTCGCAGTTACAAAATCTTGCTACTTTAGCTGTGCCGCCTAGCAAATCAAGCATTGCGTTTTCTGTTAGTTTTAGTGTCATTTGCAAAGTTTAACTTAATTGTTGTTTATTTGCAGAAAGTTATAAAAAAGTAGTTGCAAACGAAAATATATGGTATAGTTACAACTATAGCAATTTTGCTATTTATTTAAGGGGAACTTAAATGCAACAACAAGACGAAATGGCACAAGTAATGCAAGAAATGGAACAACGCTTAGAAATGGCGCTAGACAACATGGAATACGGCACAGATATATCAGCCGATGATATAGATGTTATTCGTGCAGCGTGTGGCAAACCTAAAAAACGCAATGACCATGTCAATCCATTGTTGCGTGATGTCATCAATGACTTTGGCAATGTATTTGGAGGTGCAAAATGATGCAATCAGAAAGCATTTCTAACTTAGCTAAAGCGTTATCAATCGTGCAAGGAAAACTAACTTATGCTGTTAAAGACTCTGCTAATCCTTTTTTCAAAAGTAAATATGCTGACCTGGAGTCTGTGTGGGACGCTTGTCGCAGTTTATTGGCTGAAAACAGCCTCTGTGTTATGCAATTCCCTGGCCTCTATTCAGAACTGGACAAATCTATGTCATTAACAACTATTCTTTCTCATGCCTCAGGAGAATGGATTAGCCAAGAAATGTCTGTGCCTGTAACTAAAGCAGACGCACAAGGCGCAGGCTCAGCATTAACCTATATGCGTAGGTATGCTTTAGCAGCAGTAGTAGGAGTAGTGCAAGCGGATGATGACGGCAATGCAGCGTCTAATCCAATTATTAAACAAGCAGTAGTAAAGCCTAAAGAACTGTAAAGGGGATGAAATGGCCTATGTACCAAAAGAAGGAAGCGGTAGCCTATTTAAAAATGACCGCAAAACGACAGACAATCATCCTGATTACACAGGTTCAATTATGGTTAATGGTAAAGAGCATTGGCTTTCGGGTTGGGTTAAAGAAGGCAAAAAAGGCAAGTTTTTTAGCATTTCTATTGGAAAAGTAAAAGAGCAATCAAACTTTCGTGCTGCTGGCTCTGACGAATTGCCACGCAACACAATAGAAGATGACGCTGTGCCATTTTAGGAGATAGCCATGTTAAGTCATATAAAAGATATTATTGGTGATAAATGTATTGTCTACAACGAAACTTATAATGTAGATGAAGAAAGACAACTAATAGCTTTTGAGCCTAATGACTTAGCTGCTATTATTAAAGAAGTAATACAAACTTGTGCTGACTGCTGTATTGACTCAGAAAGTCGTGCAGCAGTTTTAGAATTGTGTAGTTAATTACACATTATGTTAATAAGGGGAAATTCATGTCAGAGCATTGGTATTGCGCCCAAACCGGGCAGCCACGCTATACAACCATTGGCAAAAACGGCAAAGAAAGAAGCACAACACTCAGGGATGCCAAAGCCAACCCTGGTTCACTTGTCCCAAGCGTTACAACAATTATCAGCCAATTATCAAAAGGCGGCCTTGATACATGGAAACAGACCCAGGCATTACTTGCAGCAGCAGACAATCCTAGAGGATTACAAGAGTCTGAAAAAGAATATGTTGATAGAATTTTATATTTAGCAAAAGCTAAATCTAGGGAAGCAGCAGACAGAGGCAGTCTTATACATGACTTCTTAGAGTCTTTTTACAGTCAAGAGTATTTGCCTGATATGCCTAGCTATGTGCGCACAGTAGATGACGCTATTACAGCGCATTTTGGCGCCCAATTATGGATAGCAGAGCAAAGTCTAGTTAATCAAGAGGGCTATGGTGGCAAATGTGATTTATTTTGCAAAGCAAAGCATGATTTTAATGGTGTAGTGATTGACTTCAAAACTACCGAAAAGACGCCTGGTGACATTAAGCCGTATGACGAGCATATTATGCAGCTCGCAGCCTATCGTGAAGTCCTAGCGCCCTCTGCACGCTGCGCCAATGTATACATTAATGGCACAACAGGTGAAGTTGCAATATACGAGCATGACGAGCAAAGCGTAAGAAATGGTTACGAAATGTTTTTACATTTACTCAGCGTTTACAAATTGAAAACTGGTTTAAACTAAACAACGGGGGCTGAGGAGATTTCCCCTTTCTTCTACCATGTATGTCCGTGCATACCAGCCCCCACCTCATTCTAGGGTGTCAAGCCGCCAATGTAGGATGCAGTAATTGGGTAATTTTGCGGCTTTCTGACCCATTGTTAGCAACTGCCAAATACAGCCCTAATACTTTTTCTTACAAAATTTCCCGTTCGGGAATATTTTTGGTTTTTTGCACACTTTTTACGCAGAATTGCCCGTTCGGGAAACTTTTTTTGTAACTTAAAGGTATATATTTTGTATATACATTGCTACCTATATGTATAAAAAACCACAAAAAATGTGCATGAAATTTTAATAAATTATTTTTCATTTTCTTGACCTAGGTCAAGTTTTTGCCATAAAAACTGAGTTAAATTACTTCTAACGCAGCAATTTCGCTGCTTAACAAGGGGAAATAAAATGAATCAAATTAAAACAGGCGGTCAAGTTCTTTCGTTTGGCAAAGTAAAAGGTCGTTGGAGTTTAGATAGTCGAATTTCTTTAAGCGTTTTGCATTTTGAAGAAGAAGTTGAGGCTAACAAAATTGCCAAACAAGTAAAAAAACAAGATTGTCGTTATAACGGTGGCTGGTTTGATGGAATGCCTTGCGGTAGATGCGATGCCTTTGATTATGAAGATAGTAATGGCATCAAATGGTACGCAGTAACTTGCTAATATAACAAGCCCCTTCGGGGGCTACTTTTAAGGGGAATAACATGGACTTACAAATGACATCAATATATTTAGGCGACACATTACTTGATGTAGATTTTTACATGATTGAGCCAGAAGATGACATTGGCTACACAGGCGATGTAGAAATTGAAGATGTGCGTATTGCTAACACAGACATTAGCGTATTAGAAATGATTATTGCGCTAGATTGGGACAAATTTCAAAAACAAGTAGAGGCGAATGTATGATTTTATTAACTAAAGAGCAGCAAAATCGTTTAAAAGCTGTGTCTAGTAATGTGTTTGGCGACAAGCGTGAAAACTTAACTGACGAGCAAGTTGAAGCAACAGCAGCAAAAATTAATGAAGTATTGTATGAGTTGCATCAAGAAAGCCCTCAAGCGTTTGTTACTGTTCCGCATAAAGACGCTAAAGGCAAATATTACTTTACTAAAATGTTTAGCTGGTAAAAGGGGAAAACAATGAAATATTTATTATTAACGCCATTGCTATTAGCAGCTTGCAGCTCTTATGATGCGCCTAATGTAACGCTAGAAACTGACAAAACTGCGTTTCACATGACTAGAGCGCAGGTCATACTTGGCATTAATGAATGTGAAGATGCGGGCACAAGACCTATAGTCATTACAGCAAAGCGTAAAATTAATGGAGTAACTACAGATGTGCCTGTAGAGGTTACTTGCAACCCACGCTACAAGATTTATAGATAATGCGTTACGACATTAATAAACTTTTTTTAGAGCCAGGTCCTTGCGAAGGATGCGTCTTTGAAAAAGAATGTCGAGAAGAAGAAATGGCTTGCAGAGCGTTTGCGTCTTATGTATTGAAAGGCACATTTTTCCCTGACGCTGCTCGCATACCTTCTTATTCTTTATTTAACAAAATATTTAGTGAGTCAGATGAAAAAAAGTTAAAAAACTATTTAAGGAATGTCAAGGATGATGACTTGTTTGGCTAAAGAAATGTTTATTTTAAGAAACAATATTGACTTTGAAATACAAAATTTGTGTTTAGATTTAAAACGCAAAGAAGTCAAAAAATATAATCCATTTTTTTACATTTTTGGGTATAAATTAGAAAACAAACCTTGGCTAACTTATGAGGAAATGTATGGACATTAAATTACAAATAATTAAAGAAAATGAAGATGGTTCTGCCGATGCTTTAGTGCATTTTGACGCTGAAGGATTGGCAATATTAGTAGAAGCTGGCGTAATTAGCATTTTGCGCCAATATATTGAGCAAGAAAAAAAAGCAGCTAAGAAAGGTAAAAAATGACACTCTTTTTATCGGTTATGGCCGTCACAGGCATGATAGTATGGGCAGGTGTTTTGGGGATTATTTTATTGATTTGGATGGAGAACAGATAATGAATGAACATATTTGGACTACTTCGGGGACTGACATTACAATTCGTTGGAAATTACATGGCTATGTGCCACCATCAGAATTGCCAGAATACCAAGCTAAATGGAAGTATTTTCAAGAACTTCCACTACGCAAATTAGATGATGCAGCTAAAAAAGAATACGAATTGGTGCTTAAAAAAGCTAAAGTTGTGCGTATTCGTTAGCCGTTTTTAGCCATTTCAAGCGCTTCTTTTTCTTCTCTATCTACTCTTGCTAACCAACCTTTGCCAAAAATTTCAAATGTTTTCAATGACTTGTAATAGTCACGCCTTGCGTTTGAGTATTTTTGGATAAGGTCTGCAACATTAGCAGATTTAATGAGTTCCATAGTTTTTGGCCCGATAACTCCATCAGCCACGCATCCAATACAGGATTGAAGAAGTTTAACTCCTCTACCTGGGCCTGCGTTAATACCCATGGAGAAGATAAGTAGCGATAATCCTCTAGGTAAGACTTCGCAATAAGTAGTTCGCCAGTATTTTTGCTCATATAAGGGGGCTACATCGTCTTTGGTGAGCGTTTTGAGTGTTTCTACAGGATGACCTACATACTCTTCCCAAACTCGCTTGGTGACCCCTAAATTTGTCTCACCGCCAGGGTCACTAGGATGATTAACCCAGCCACCCTCAGATTTCAATACTAGCTCTAAACATTCTTTAAAATCACTCATTGGAGTCTTGCCCTATTTTAATGCCTGTAATAAGTCCTATAAAGCCACCAATAATCGTCTGAAACGCAGGGGTAATGGCTTCAAATATCTTGTCGTTGCTAATGTCAGCGTCAAACATACCAACCATCATTGTGCCAACCATGCCGCAAACCACTACGCACAAAGTTACAGTAACGCATACAGTTACAAAACCTGGGACAGATTCTTTATTAATCATTTCTTTTTATCCATAATTTTTTCTAGCGACCTGCCACCAAAATAGGCAGTCATTACCAACATACCCCATTGGCCTAGTAATTCCACATAAGCACCCCTTGTTTCATGCCCAAGCATGGACATAAACGCAAAGAATGTATATACAGCCAAAATAAATATAAGTGTTAAAGGGCGAATGTTTTTAGCCAAAAAGCTGTCTGTAGATGCGTCTGCTTTCCATCTGTCTGAAATGTTATTAGCTTCATTCATATCGGCTTGTAATTCAGCCAATTTGCCATCCTGGGCAAGTTTTTGTAATTCTAGTTGTGCAGCAGCTTTAGCAGCAGGGTCGGGGATAACCTTGTCTATGATTTTAAGACCAGCGCCTATGATGTCATCTATGCCAAACATTATTTAATACCCCAAGTTAAATACCACGCTATCCATGCTGCCGCCAAAAAACACCAAAATTGCACCTTTTTGACTTTACTTAAATCTTCGTCAAATTGTTTCTTTTCTAATTCTTCTAATTTCTCAAGCTCAGTCTTAATTTTCAAAACTTGCTCCCAATCTTTACTGCCATATTGCTTTACAAACTCTACTTTTAACTTATATTCTTCTTCGGTAATTAAGCGTCTGTGGCGATATTCTGCAAGGGCTTTGTGTATGGCTAACTGTTTCTTAACTTCAGCCTGGCGAGCCTCTAATCGTCTTTCTTGGGCTTTTTGCTTGGCGACATCCAATCCATCGTGCTGTATGTTTTCAATAGATTTAGATAAGCTCTTGCTTGCGTCTCTGCTTGCGTCAAGGCTTCTTGAAAGTCCTTTAATACTTTCTGGTAGTCCATATTCCACATTTATTTACCCAATACAGAGTGAGTTACAAAGCCAACAAATGTAGAAAATGCTGACACGATTGCCATACCCATCCAAAAGCCACCTTTGCCTTTATTGGCTAAAGCAAGCAATTCTTCCATGCCTTCTTCTAGCTTGTCTACTTTTTGCGTTAGTGAATCAACTTTTTCCCAAAGCTGTCCATAGCGCACAGGGTCAATTTCAAAAGACATATCACTTTGCTTTCGGTTTGCGAGTGGTTGCTTTAGGAACAGTTTTTCTTGCTACTTTTTTGGCA